GTCTGGAAATGTGATCTCCAGTTAGTTGTTTTGGTTGCATCACCAGTGCCTGATGAGGCTAACTGGTTGTCTGAAGTGCCAGTGAATGCCTTGGTGTCGATTGCAAAGCGTGTTGCCATAATTAATTCTCCTTAATAAAATTCTCTGTTGTACTACTGATGTAGCACGGAAGTTATTCCTTCTATTTTATATATATTAGTTTACTACTTTATTGAACAATAAAATACATAAATTCGCTTACAATTTTCTCATGTAGCAAGTTGTAGGATACCCGTAAAGCATAGGTTCCCAGCCTAGGACCTAGGTTATCACGGTACTCTGCTGCAGTAGCCGCGTCTTCTGGATTATTCATATCTAGGGGAAGATCTAAAAGATCTCCCTGCTGAAAGACCGTACTTGTATCAAAAGTATAGATGATTGTATTATCAGAGGTTAATTCTACATTACTAGTATCAACTACCGTGAAGCGTCCTGGAAGGGAGGGGTTTTCATTAATCTTTTGAATCTCTACTCTAGGTCTAGTAATTGCCGACTCTTTAAAGATGTTCTTAATGGAGTTATCAATATTTTTATTCTCCACCGTAATCTCTGTTCCGATCTTAAGATCAGTTTTGGAGCCTACCGTAACCCTTCTATTAAATAGGTTATTCTTGGTACGAAGCATAGGGGGCTCCGTGAGGGAAAGGAAAGCATCATCATACAGAGCGAACTCATTAATGTAGGTTTTCCAAGAGGCTGCATTTCCTAGCTGGATAGTCCACACATCAATGTATCTTGTTGCAAGATCAGCGGTGTTAGCTATCGCATTTCCATTAGCGTCAATCCCAGACAAGGTTGAACCTAAGATACCATCCAAGACACAAGCATACTCCCCCCTTCCTAATCTATAAATACCGCTTACGTTCTCACAATGGTTCCCCTCACCTGCAACCCCATTAAGCTGTTGAGAGTAGCCACCCTGATCAAACTGCACGGGATCAGTACCATTAACTCTAGCATCTCCACTAGGAGCAAACACCATTTGTGCTTGGTGGGTCATAGAGGAAGCAACTAGGCCCTCATCATTCAAGATCGTTTCGGGGGTAAGATTTTCTGATCTCTGAAATACGTGAACAGAACTCACAATAAAGGGATCTTGGTACTCCCCGTCATTAATGAAAAAGGTTCTTAGCATTACGTGCGATTGCACGGCTGGTCTATTATTACGGTCTACGACCTCATGTGTGTTTATTGATGGCATTCTTTTCCTGCTCTAATTCCTCTGCTAAAAGCTCGATAAAGGTGGCTCTTTCTGTCCTATTTAAGGTCTTTACATCAGAATAGGAGAGACCTACATGCTTTATGAGTATATAGGCTTCATGCAGGAGATCTTTTAACTCTAAAGACTCCTTTAATTCACGGAAAAAAAATTTTCGTCAATAGGTAGGCTAATTAGGTTGGATTTAGTGCATTTATCGCAAGTATATCTGATTTGTGGCTGCACCCCATATTCACTTAACATAATCTCCTTTACAAGTTTATGTATATCAATAATGGGAAGCTGCTCAATCACTTTTGCAATAATAGTTGGGTTATCGACACCATCAATCTTCTTTATAAACCTCCAAAGATTATTCGATAACTGGTCACCTTCAAAGAATCTCTCTTCAATAACCGTTGCTACGGAAATTTCGGAGGTTTTCTGTATACCCTCTAAAAAGACTTCTTTATTGGTATAATTAAAATCTTCAGGAACATGATTACATTGTAGTTTATCAATCTCTAAGTTAAGAACATTTTCAAAGCTGCAGTGATTACAAATTACGCCAACCTTATAATCTTTTCCATATGAGATCTCACGCAGTTTGATAAGTAAATATAGTTTATCAATGATAACAAGCTTCTCTACCTCAATATTCTTTAAACAGCGAGATAACAAATAATTAGCTGCGTTGAAGTCCTGGCTACGAGTTCCCGTAGTTAAAGACTTTTCATCCTCAAACGTCATTGGACGCAAGCGGATAGGACTTTCTTTCCCAAAGTACAAAACCCCTTTGGTTGGGACATTGATATCAATTTCTACCTCAGCAGGTAAATGCTCTAAAATAGCGGCAATCTGCTCATCTTCTGATAATACGGATGTTTCAGGAATTTCATTACTCATCTAATATACCTCTAATCTATAATAGTATGTATGGAAATACACATAAATACGATAAATTCGCAGCTTATAACGGATAACCCTAAGCTTTTGGCCGCTCTGGGGGATTTATACTCTTTTAAGGTTCCAGGGGCTGAGTACTCTCCGCAATACAGAAGACACGCTTGGGATGGAAAAAAGAGATTTTTTTCGAAAAAAGGTGTTTTTAAGACAGGACTTTTAGAACGAGTCCTAGCAGACCTTAAAAAGGTCGAAGCAAAGCCTACTATTATTGATAAACGAGAAGGTAATAAAGACACTACTAGCTATGGTTTTGATAATATTACTTATTATGACTACCAAGAACGAACTATAAAAGAAGCTCTCAAAGAAGAGAGAAAAGTTATTAAATCTCCTACTGCCTCGGGAAAGACTTTAATCATGGCGGGGCTAGTAAAAGCACTTAGCGGAAGAAAAATGATACTTTTATTCAATGCTAAACAACTTCTGACACAAACATACGATTTTTTGAAAGCTTTAGGAATTCCCAATTTAGGACTTTGCTTTAGCGAAGGCTTCATTGAAGGTGAGATAATGCTATGCACAGTACAAAGTATTGAGAAAATTTTAGATACCCACCTAGACGCAGAGGTTTTAATGGTAGATGAGTGCCATGAATTTGCCAATGGTAAAACGACAGTTGCCGCTATTCAATCTTTTCCTAAGGCCAATTATAGGTACGGTTTTACAGCCACCCCGCCTAACCAAAAAATTAGTCTCTTTAATTTGGAAGGAGGTCTGGGTCCCGTTTATGCTGTTGCTACCACAGAAGAATTAGTGGAACGAGGAAAACTTACTAAACCTATTATCCAACTAATAGAGAGACCTTTACCCCAAGTAGCAGTTCCTGAAGGAATGAGCTATTTAGATATATATGATGAATATATTGTAAATAATGATCAGAGGAATAATACTATAAAGGAAATTGTAAATGACATCAAAAAAACAAATAAACAAGCTCGTATACTTATACTTACCAAATCACTTGACCACGGAAGAACCTTGGAAAACTTACTTGGAAGGAACTGTGAATTCTTGGAAGGGGCTAATTCAATCCAAGAAAGGTATAAAGCTATTTCTAGATTTAGAGGATGTGGAGATTCTAGCATCCTCATTGGTACTAAAATCCTCCAAACAGGGATTAATATTGAAGAAATCACACACTTCATCAACGCCAGAGGCATGAAATCGGAGATTGCGACACTCCAGGCTCTGGGACGAGCCTTAAGAAAACACGAAACAAAAGACAAGGTTTTTGTTTACGACTTTTTTGATCAAGAACCCTATTTATTAGAACATTCTAGGGAAAGAAAAAAGCATTATGAGGCCGAAGGGCATGAGGTTAAAGTAATATGAAAAACATAAACGATATTAAGAGACAGGTTGGGAAGATTAACGAAACTGACCTAATAAAAATTAGAGAAATAGGAAAAGAGCTTGAAGCTTTTGGAGCCAAAAGAGCCATTTCTACCGAAGGATTAAAAACTATGTATAATATTCAAAATAGAATACATTTATACATAGAACAGTATACAGATCGCCTATTGCATTTGCTTAAGCAGTCGCATATGGTAGATTAGTGTTTTAATCAGGAATAGCAAGGTCGGGGTTTTCCATTTTAAGTCTTAAGCCCCAGTTCTCCATATCCCGACTAGTCCAATTGTCTTCCAACCTCTCTTCCAGCAGATCGAGCTTATAATTAATACTAGTAAGCTGAGTGCTGATCCAGACTACACCTCCACAGAGGGCAATCACCATGCCCAGAGGCATTAAGGTCTCTTTCGAGATCGTATATTTCTTATTTTCTTGTGTGCCCATTATTTTAATCTTTTTATTAGCATAGAGGTTCCTGGATAAATAGTTATATCCGTTCCACCATCATCTGTGGTCGTAGCATACGCATAACTGCCAGCGGTAAACGGTCCCACATAAGTTAAAGTAACTATATCAGCATCAATAGAGGAGTGAACCCTTGTATCAGCCGCTAATTTTGATGCCCCTGGGTAAGTAGAGTATAGCTCCAAGGTTATTGTAGTAGTTGCAGCTACCATAAGAACAGCATTTACTGTAAACTCATAAGTTCCTGCGGCAGAAACATTAAAACGCTTATTTGTGTCATCCCAACTAAAATCATCAGAAGAACTTATATTCTCTGTCTTACTACATCCAATACCAATATTTTGTATAGTATCTTGAGCGGTTCCAGCAGTAGTGAAGTGTACATACCCCCAAGGTGCAGGAATAGGCATTGCATCTTCAACCACCAAAGAAACAGCAGATACTGCGTTTGCGGACACCCCACTCTCAACTAATAAATGAGTAGACGATGCGGTTACTGCCGATACTTCTTTACTAATTAAATTAACAGCACTAAGAGTCGTAGCCGACAGGCTGGTAGAAATGCTGTTTACGGCAGAGACATTAGTAGCACTGAACTCTGTAGAGATAACATTTACAGACGAAAAATTGGTTGCGCTAAGGTCTACAAAAACCCCAGTCATAGAGGATACTGATTTTGCAGAAAGATCATAAGCAGCAGCAACCGCAAAAAAATCAGCCATAGATGATCCTCCCGTGCCTCCATTTTTGACAGGCACAACATCACTAGCTGTAAACTCTGCTATAGAAGAAGGAGTTACCGTTGAGATGTCATACTCAAAGAATAGAGGAATTTTAATTCCCATTATCTATTACCCGCGCCCCCCAGTCATGGGAAGGGCATATCCTGCAGTTATTCCCGCAGCCCCAGTGTAATCAATATTAGTGTAATCATTAATTAATTTAGCAGAAATAAACGCCTTCAAGGCAGAGGAGTTAATTTTCGCTACAACTGCCGCAGCCGTAGTGGCCCCTAGTTCATGCCCTGCGGTACTTACAGTACCATCCAACTTATCATTATCATCTTCATAAAGCGTCATAAAATATCTGACCCCAGCTTGACGATATAACCCAAACTTTAAAAAGTTACTTCGCCTGCCTTGCAAGTAAGAGGGCAGAACAGTAACCCGTAGAGCTTCACTCCCAGAGTTGTAAAAAGTAATAGACGCTTGAGAATACCCTGTTCTTAAATTTGAGGTAGGATCAAAAGATCTTGTTACATACTTAGAATTTACCGTAGGCCTCTGCGAAGGAATAAAATTAACAAATGTAAAACTCATCTAACATCAGGATGTAAACCATCTCCTATCGTGTTAGATTGTTTAATTACTCCATAATTAATAGCAAAATAACTTTCATGGTGCCCATCGTTATAGATATCAATGTGGCTAATACCATCGGCTACTGACAGGACGGCAGTTGAGTTTACGGCTGCAACTACTCCCCCTAAAGCAGACCCATCTGCACTCATTGTAGCGTAGTTGGACCAAACATTAGTAGTTTCGCCTGATGCATAGAATCCTGTACTTGATGCAGGACTAACTCTAAAGAATCCGATACTTCCACTTAGATCAGTAACAGTTACATAATTAGGAGAAGCCATAGGATCACTAAAACTAGCAGCAAAAGGATTGGAAACGTAGGAAGATACCATAAAGAACCCAGCCGAAGCATCTCCCTCAAAGGATTCGATTACTTGATACCAGCTAGAACTAAGGTCGAACATCCCTCCGTTCCTATCCCCTACTTGAGTAAATGTTCCACTTAATGAATCTAGCCAACTGGTCCCTGACGTTCCTGCCCCAACCTGATAATTAGCTCCATTCAAAACTCCACCACCACCAAAATAACTACCAGCGGTTTTTGACCACACACCTGGACTTAGAATCCTGGTTGTAAATTGGCCTCCTGCTTGGTGGTATGTTAATTCAACTATTGCACTTGTATCGCCGCCCTCAGGGCCACTAACGCCAAAGTACGTTCTAGCCCCATCAACACCAGAAGCGATATTGCCCCATAAGTGTTGCCACTCTGGACTTGAGGAAGTAATAACAGTTCCTATAGAATTCTTATATTTGATAGTTCTAGGTCCTATTGAAATTGAGGATAGTTGAGCTTGGGGAGTAATAACAGCGGGTACTCCACCATTCGAAGCTGCTACAGTCCAATCATATAGTCCTGGATTTGTTACTTCAATTTGTTGGATTTTTCCATCCCTAATATGAACATTTGCCGTACCACTAACCCAATTTGCAAACATCCCTAAATCTACCTCACCATCCAGAGAAGAAGTGGCACTAACAATAACGGGCATTATCTGATTAGGCATACAAGAAGGTTCAGGTGCATAACGAATCTCTGAAAAACTTACTCCTGTGTTTGTAAGGGCGATGTTTTGCGCTTTTGCACCTGCGGCGATCTTAACGATCTTGCAGACGGGAATCATTGTGTCTCTTTGGGCCATTACTCTTCACCCTCCTCTTCGGTATCAACTTCAGCTTCTTCTTCACTTGCTGTATCTAACTCTTCTTCTGTTTCTTCAGGATCTAAGTCCTCAAAATTGATGGAGTTTAGTACGTCTTCAAAGTTTTTAAAGTCTGCCATGATTTCATCAGAAGTAGGAACCTTAGTAGTCTCTTTTTCTTCCTCTTCCTCCTCTTCAACTTCTTCTGTGTCTTTCTCGACCTCCTCCTCTTCCTCAGAGGGCTCTTCTACAGCCGTAGTAGGATCAAGCCCCTCTGCCTCTGCGTCATCTTTAGCTTCTTTTTCATCGACACGATCCTCTGCCTCAACAGGAGTCTCTTCTTTTTCAGGAAGTTCTTTTTGGTTTTTGAGGATGATTTCAATTAATTCATCAATGGAATCAATTTCCGAAAAGGTTTCTTTAATAGAAATGGAATCAATTAAGTGCTCGTCATCTAAGATATCAAAATAATCTGCTTTTTCAAAGAGAAGTTCAATAAATTGATTAACGTCAATTGACTCAACTCCGTTTTTACCTTTAAGCATTTTACTGGTCTCAGCTAAGACCTCTTTGGTAACACTCCCCTTAGGGCTTAATTTAGCTAAAGCCTCAAAAATCAAGACCTGGGTATTTAAAAGGCTCTTAAANGTAGGAATATCCTTAAGGTTTTGAACACTAATCCCGTATTTCTCATTAAGCATAGAAACAAACAAGCTCTTTAAGGGCTTCTTGTACTCAAAAATCAGGCTACTAAAAGATTTAATATCCTTAATGTTAACCTTAACGGATTCATTTAGCTCCAGATTGTTGGTGAGAGTCTCAACAATCTGTTTCTTGGTTGCTAAAGCAAGGTAAGGAACTTCACAAACAGCTTCAACCACTGATCTTGCAATCTTTTCGTGATCTTTTTCATAAAGTAAGGAGGCCAACGTGGAAACCTTTTCATTATTTAACCAAACAAGATCAAATTTGTTCTTAGATTCGACTAGCTCTTTCCTCACTAGCTCTTGCTTACAGATCATTTCATAGATACTGTGGTTAACATGAGAAGGAATGGTGTAGTGGCTCTCGTTTAAATCGTCGTAATCTACCTTAGGTAAATCAAACGCTTGAGAAACGGTTGAAGAAAGTCGTACCATATTTCTAATCTCTGGAATATTGATCAAATTCTGATTTTCTTTAAGGAAAGAGACTAGTTGAGGAGCAATTTCTACTAATTTTTGGAATTCTTCGCTTTCGATGATGCGATTAGTGCCATTAAATTTTTGAGACTTCTCATAAAGCTTCTTTTTAACAGAAGAGAACTTAACGCGACTCTCCCACAATTGTAAAACTTTGTTAAAACTAGTATCAGCCTCAACAAAGTCCTGCTCAAAGATGTTTTGAAGGAAGTCGGAAATCTTATAATTCACAAAGTCGTTAAACTTGCTTTCATCCTCAAATAACGCCCCTTCCTCCACTTTAATAGCCTTTAAGGCCACTTTATTATCATCAAAATCATATGATCCTGCGATAATCTTACCACTCTCTGTTATAAATGTGGCTTTATTCTCGCTATCATCAATAGAAAAAATCTCTACGTTTTCACGTAGAGAGCGTCCTAAATAATCTGATAACTTAATTATATTAGTTACTTTTTTATCTCTGTTTTCGAAAATGTGATCAAACATATATTACCCACTCCTTAAGGTACTAAATTTATATACTACAATAGATTACGTCTTTTATTAAGATTTCTTCATTTTTGCAAGAATTCTTCGCCATATTTTTTGTTCATCTACCCTATAGCCATATTTCGTCTTTAACTTTTTAGGTAAGCTCATAATTTGCGAGAATTCCTCCGCTTCTTGTTGCTGTTGTGGGGTAGCCGCCAAACCAACTGGCGTGTTCCCCTGCGGAAGGTCCCCCGCGCCTGGAGAAATTTGATTCATTTCTTGCTGCTGGTATGCAGCCTCCTGCGCTTCTTCTTTTAACTTTTGCTTTAATAATTTTATTTCTCCTTCACTCATATCATAGTACTCTTTATAGATATAATCTTTAGGAAATAGTTGAGTAGCCGTAACCCCTTGGATGATTTGTAGACGAGCTTGGTCAATTTCTAAGCGTCTTTTTGTATATCGATCTGAGGGATCAGGTAGTTGAATCCGAAGAGCATTAATTAAAGTAACAGGATAGTTCTTTAAAGCTAAGTGTCTTTTTACGATTGTTTCTAATCCAACCTCTACCATCTGTTGAACCCTTCCAACAGCCCGTGCAAATTTAACGTCTAGTTCTGATAGATTAGCTTTTCGCTCAGGGGCCTTATCTTTTTGGTCTACGATATAATCTTTAGGAACTTTTAATGCCGCTAAAAGCTTATCTCGGAAGTAAGAAACATCGGTGACCTCTCCTAAATTTGTAGCACCGGGAAGAGTTTCAATTTTAGTTCCTTGGTTTCCTTTAATAGGGACAAAGTAATCCTCGTCTGCTGCAAGAGGATTATACCTATTGTCAATGCCATTACCCCGCGTGTATTTTTCTTTCTTAAATTTTTCTTTTACTCTTTCGATAAAGAGTTCTGCTTTACTTGAGGGGAGATTTCCAACATCAATATAAAAAATACGTCTTTCGGGAGCCCTCGCCAATCTATAGATAAGCATAGCATCTTCCATCATCCGTAAGGATCTAAAGGCTTGGACTCCATAAGCTGCTACTGACTTTCCATAAGGATAAAATTTAGGATCTGAAGTAAAGAGCTTAAAGTGAACGATTTGGTTTTTGTCTAACTCAATATAGTTAGTATTTTTAACTCCCATTCCACCATCGGGAGGGGGGTTCGAAGGATCGAGGGAATTCTTTTCTGGTATTTGCTGTAAGAAGGTTTTGAGATACCCATAATCATCTTCTACACGGATTATATAATTCGGATTAAGGATTTTAATCTTCTGGATACCTGCCAGAGGATTGTTGACATCTAGAATTAGCTCCATAAAACAGTCGCCAAATTTTACCGTATTTCTAGCGATATCATAATACACCCGATCTAATTCAATATTTTCGAAGAACTTATCTACCTCTCCAACTACTTCTGGGTTATCCGATTTTACCGTCCACCGTCTGTGTTGTGTGTCCTTCTGTGTACAGTCATCAGAGTAAATATCAAAGGCAGCCCCGCACTCTGGAAACTCATCCATTCGTTCGTACTCTTGATATCTGTTTCTTCTAGATCTTTCAATCTCTGAAAATACAGGAGTAGACCTGTTAACGCTAAAAGTAAGACCTGAATCCCCTTTAGGGACATCAGAACTATTTACTTTAGTATCCCCCCCAGCATCGGGGGACTCTATTGCAGTAATCTTTTTAGCTACTGCTGCTTGAGCAGGAGAAGCGAAGAATCTAGCAAACCATCGTCCAATTGCCCCCCTAGGATAGAAATAAGGCCCAGCCGTGGTAAAATTACCTTGCCATGTGGATTCCCCGTCTTCGGTTATTTGTTTCTTTACTTCATCAACCATGTTAAATCTTCTACTTTTGGGCCTCCGTGTGAGATAATCGGCATCTTATTTTTAACTGCGTACTTATTTTCTTCTTTAAACGCAGTCTCATTTTTAAATTCTAAGAAAGAACCATCTCTGGTCTCCTTCATTATGTGATTAGCAAGGCTTAAACTCATAATTAAATCATCATGTCTTCCCCTATCTGCGGTTATCTTCCCAGCGTCGGTTATTACAAAAGTATTTAGTTCATTTAAAGTCCGTTCTGAGTTAATTTTTAGAACATTCGTTCGTAATGACTCTTCTAATTCAGATAATATTACATCTCTATTTTTTGCGGTAACCTGAAACCCAGGCAACCCCTTCTCATCATGCCATAAATTTTCGTACTCTAATTTATTATAGAGCAAATCTACTACATGATTTCCGATAGTATTCCTTTCCACTACAATGTTAGCTACATTGTAATAAATCCCCTCCTTATTTAAGATTGAAGAGAATTCATCTACTGTTGTTTTGTTGCTATAAAATTCAGCTACTACTTCACCATTATATAAATTAACAACCTGAAATGCTGAATAATCCCTATCGCGCCCTAATGCTGTATCTACACCAATAACATACTCATAGTAGGGTTGAGGATCTTTCCAAACGCGCATCCTATTATTATATTTAATATAATACTCCGAGGATACGTTGTCAGCTAAATGAGATAGGATGACACCATCTACGAAAGTGTCCCCCGTACCTAAAAACTCACACTCATACTCCTGGAGCCATTGTTTTCTAGGCATGTTGGCTTTAGTAATATTAACCCACTCATCAATATTGAGAGGAGGTGTACGATTTGCCATCTCCTCATAGAGATGGTCATACCCTGGGTTTCTATGATACTCAGGATGGCTTTCCCAGTTAATATCAATAGAAGTAAATGCATTTGCCTGTTCTACTGCCTTTGAGTAGGTTTCAAAAAACCAATTACCCACACCATTAACTGTAGAAAGAATAAACGCCCTACCTCCCGTTGAAATAATTGGGTAGACTGCAGCCCAGATTGTGTCAATAGATTCAATAAATGCAGCCTCATCAATAATCAAAAAGGAGCCTGCCAAAGATCGTCCTGACTGCTTTCCTGAGGGTCTAGATTTAATTACTGAGCGATTTTTTAATTTTAACGTGTGTTTATTGTCCTCCGAAATCCCCGGCTGTAAGAATTTAGGAAGCTCTTCATACATAACTTTAATTCTATCCAAAACCTCAGTTGCTTCAGTATCTCCTTTAGAAAGAATAACAATGGCTTGGTGTTTTTGGAATACAGCCAGCCATAAAGCGTAGGCAGAGGCAATAGTAGTGCAACCAGCCTGTCTAAATTTTCTAAGGATGTTAAATCTGTTTTTTTGAAGTTCTCCTACTATTCGCTCCTGAAATGGGTATAATCTAAAGGGGACCAGCCCTCGTACAGGGTGGGTAACATGTACATAGTTACACATAAAGTAAGCAGGATCTTCTTTACATCGTTTAAATTCTTCTAATACACTCTCTTCCATGAATATCTATTCCTTAACTTGTACCCGTGATGAAACCCCAAACGAGACTACTGCCTCCCTATTAGAGTACTTTAAACGATGCAACATCCTGACAAAACTTTTAATAAACGAAAGATCTATTTTTTCTGCGTATTCCAAAGGAGTTGAAAGTCTTGATGCTAATTTAGAGGACATCATAATTTTTTGCCATGATGACATTGAAATTCTTACGGAGCCTATTGTATTTACTACACTTCTAAAAGAAAAACTCACAAAAGAAGATACTGGTTTTGTTGGAGTGGCAGGAACGCGGGTATTTTCCTCAACTGCTGTGTGGTGGGATTTAGATTTATGGAAAAAAGGGGCGCACAGCGGTTTTGCTTTCCACGGTGATGATATTCATACGATGGATTCTTCTTTTTACGGTAAATTTGGACCTGTAGTTGTAATGGATGGTGTTTTCTTAGCAGCTACAGTAAAAACACTACGAAAAATACAACTAACACAACCTAAGTCCTTTGAAGGGGGGTGGGATTTTTACGATATCTTCTATACTTTCCAAACCCACCTTAAAAAGCTTAAAAACTACACAATCCCTATTCAAATAAGGCACGAGTCCAGGGGAGAACTGGCAGGTAGGGACTCTTGGCATAAAAATAGGGCTGCTTTTGTTGCCTTATTTAGCAAGGATCTTCCTGCCCAAGCAAAATAAAAAGGACTACTTGGAAAATCCCAAGCAGTCCTCATGTTTAAGGAGTAGGTTTAAAATTAATCTTCTGTAGCAACCTCTTCTGCGTCTTCTTCTGACGCTTCAGAAGGAACAACAACTTCCGAAGGGAGCTTAATTTCAAAGATTTGCGCCTCTGCGGCTCTAGGAATCCTGATGGTTAAAAGACCGTTTATAAAATCAATCTCAGTCGCTTTTAAATCAAAAGCCTCATCAATACTTAGCGAGAAGTCTACATCTTTTTTACTGATGCCGTGATGTACAAACTTTACACCCTCTTCCCGTTCTCCATCGGCTGCAATGCGCAATACGTTTTTACTTGCGCTTACTTTAAGGCTCTCTTTGGCGTAACCTGCGAGAGCGAATCTTAAATACAAGTGGTTGCCTTCATCATCAATCCAGCAATCAGTGTGGGGGTAGTTAGGTAGAAGCGACAATTGCTTCTTAGGTTGAATCACCATACTATCCCAGTTGTTTAGAACCGAATCAAAGTGGTTCCAAATAGACTCAAAATTAGTCCAATAAAAATTTCCCATAATATGTCTCCTTTCTTTCGACAAGGGGGAAGGAGTCCTATACAGCGACTCCTTTTTCTATTATAGATAGGTATTTCAGCAATATAAGCGTAAGTTTTCTTATATTTTTCCTATATACATAGGAGGAATAAGTATGGGCTTTGGAACAAAATATACTACTGCTGCTTGGGGGTCCTTTGTTGAACCTACTGAGCCTGAAATAAGCTATCCCCGTGATTGTTGGAAACTAATAATAATTGATATAAAAATTTTCAAAGCTACGGACCCACTTTTACAGAAGACATCGTATATTGGAGTAGGGGCAGCTTCCGTTGAGTGCTGCTGCGCACCTCTTCACGAGGTTGAGTGGAATAATCCTCCTGTCAACATGGAGGATATTTACAACTGTTGCATTACAGGAAGTATAGAAGAAGGAAATCTACGTTACTTGTACGTCTCAATTGAAGGTTGCTGTTGGCAGTGCGCTCGTGGCACCGAGCAAGAGGCGGCTAACGAGAGGGATTTTCACCCCCTTATTGAGGTCATATTTTGTCCATGCAACCTAAAGGGAACGGGCTCAACATCATTTAGATTTAATACGACCCCTGGATTAGCTGAGCGCGACCTGCGACGCGAGGCAGAAAAGGCCTTCATGAAATTAGGTGATTGCGATGGCTGCCTCCTCTCCGAAAAATAGTAAAGCGGCTTTTACTATTTAGGTAGACCCGTAGTTCTGGGATCATTTGTTGTATCACCCCCGAATTCCGCAGCCTCTCCAGAGGACAATCCTTTCATCCCCGAGCCTTTTTTTGTTCTCCACTTCACTCTCTTTCGTTCCTTCGACTGCTCTCGGTCTATCTT